ACTTAAACAGTTTGTATTCTCAGAAGAAGTTATTAGCACAGGTATTCAAGAAATTGATAATCAGATATTTGATTCTTACAAGAGAACACAACTTGTTACATCAAATACTGGTACCAGTCGTGGAAATTATTTGGCAAATGAGATTGTTTACCAAGGCGCAACTTTAGCAACTGCTAATGCTCAGGCTATTGTATACTCTTGGACACCAACTTCACAATTAACTGTAATCAGAGTGCGTGGTGAATTCCAGTCAAATGTTGTTGTCACAGGAAATACAAGCAGTGCCAACTTTAGTCTAATATTGGCAAATACAGATACACAAGTTAATGATAATATATTTGAAGATCAAGCAGATAATACTAGTATTGAAAATGAGTCTGATGCGATAATAGATTTCTCAGAAAATAATCCTTTTGGTGAGGCATAATGCTAGGTCAAAACCATTTCTCTTATAGAACTATTCGTAAGTTGGTCGTAACTTTTGGCACACTATTTAATGACGTTGTAATCAAACGTTACAATAAACAGGGCACTGTTGAATATGAACAGATGCGTGTTCCATTAGGATATGGTCCAAAAGAAAAATACATCACTCGTATAACAAGTGATCCCACACTAACTAAATCTATTGCCACATCATTACCTAGAATGAGTTTTGATATGACAGGAATGTCATATGATTCATCAAGAAAACCAGTTTCTTTAACCAGAAACTTTAGATCAAACACTTCTAATAGTGGCGTTGATTCTCAGTTTGTTCCAATTCCATATGACTTTGATTTTTCTCTTTCAATTTATTGCAGAAACATTGAAGATGGCACACAGATAATTGAGCAGATATTACCACACTTTACACCAGATTTGACTGTCACTGTTAAGTTTATACCAGGAACCAATATCAAATATGATGTTCCTGTTATACTTAACAGTGTATCGCCAAGTGTTACATATGAAGGTGATATGTCAGATGCTCGCCTGGTATTTTGGGATTTAAGCTTTACAGTTAAGGGTTACATTTTTCCTAAATATTCAGAAGCTACAATTATTAAAGAAGCTAATACTAACATCTACATTGAAACACAGAAACGTGATGCTCAAAAAGTTTATGTTGATGTGGCAAATGGCAATGGAACATTTTCAATAGTAGAAACAGTTCGGGTTGAAGATAGAAACATTGATGGTAAAATAATTTATTTAAACACAGTAACAGAAACGGCAGTTGTCGAAGATTTATCTGATCTATTACAAGTTGGTGATGTTCTTAAGGGCGATTATTCAAATGCTACAGTTACAATAACTGGAGTAGAATTTGGTCCTGAAAAAGTATTTAACTATTACAGTGCTGTTAGTCCAGCAAATAGTGAGCCTTATTCAACTTATGGATATGATGAAACAGCAACATATTGGCCAGAAACATTGACACTATGAATCAATTAGAGAATAATCTATCAGACATATTTGATATTGTAACAACAGAGAAAAAAGAAATCGTTGTAGCTGAACCAGAGCAAACTGATCCAACAGTGGATAATGATTTCTTGGTTGCTAGGAAAAATATCAATTCTTTATTAACTAAAGGCAATACTGCTATCGATCAACTCTTGCTTGTTGCTAAAGAAACAGAACATCCTAGGGCTTATGAAGTTGCTGCTAATCTGATAAAAACATTAGGTGATCTAAATAAAGATTTATTAGACCTGCAGAAAAAGAAGAAAGAATTATTAGGCACAAATTCTACAGGTAATACGACTGTTATTGATAAAGCGGTATTTGTTGGTTCTACAAATGAATTGGTGAAATTAATTAGGAGTAATAAGTAAATGGAACAATTGATCCAGCAGTTAAAAGTAATTCTAGCAACAAACTTTGCTTTATATTTAAAGGCACACAATTTCCATTGGAACATTGAGGGTAAAGATTTCCCACAATACCATTTATTTCTAGATGGACTTTATAATTCAATCTGGCAACAAACAGATGATATCGCAGAACATCTTAGAAAATTGGATGCATATGCTCCAGGCTCACTTTCAAGGTTTATAGAGTTGGCAGATATTCAGGATACTACAATCATTCCACAAGCACTAGCAATGTTTGATGAATTGAAGAATGACAATGAAAGATACATCATCCATCTTCGTGCGGGTATCGTTGCAGCAGATCAAGCTAATGAACCAGCAGTATCCAACTTTCTGCAAGACATTTTAGGTAAACATCAAAAACATGCATGGATGCTAAGAAGTATTATTAAATGATGGAAAGTGGTTATCTTGGTAATCCAAAATTAAAACGGGTTGGTGTTAAAGATTCTTTTACAGAAGAACAGGCACTTGAAATAGCAAAGTGTATCGATGACCCGGTCTACTTTATAAGGACGTATGTAAAAATCGTCAACGTAGACCGTGGTCTAATTTCATTTGAAATGTGGCCATTTCAAGAGGATATGGTCGAGAATTTCCATAAGAATCGGTTTTCGATATGTAAAATGCCACGACAAGTTGGTAAAACTACAACATCAGCGGGTTACATGTTGTGGTGTATTCTATTCCAAGAAAACTTTAGTGTTGCTATTCTTGCCAATAAAGGTGATCTTGCACAAGAAATTTTAAGCAGAATCCAGTATGCATATGAATACTTGCCTATATGGTTACAGCAAGGTATTGTTCTTTGGAACAAACGAAGAATTGAGTTAGAAAATGGTTCAAAAATAGCATCATTTGCCACATCAAATTCTGGTGTTCGTGGAGGAACTTATAACTTAATCTTTCTTGATGAGTTTGCTTTCGTTCCACAAAATATGGCCAACGATTTCTTTACATCAACATATCCTGTTATCTCATCAGGTAAGACTACAAAGGTTATTATCGTATCAACACCTTATGGATTGAATCACTTCTATAAGATGTGGGTGGATGCTGAAGAAGGCCGATCAACCTATAAACCACTTGAAGTCCATTGGTCAATGGTACCTGGTCGAGATGAGAAGTGGAAAGAAGAAACTATTCGGAACACCAGTGAAGAACAGTTCCGACAAGAATTTGAGACTGAGTTTATTGGTTCATCGGCAACTATAATTCCCGGTTCAAAACTTAGGGCACTAGCGTTTAGGAATTCCATATATACAGAAGAGGGATTAGATGTTTACCATCTTCCAGAACCAGGTCATAACTACGTTGGAACTGTAGACTGTTCAGAGGGTGTTGGGCTAGATTACTCTGCTATCTCTGTAATTGATATTACAGAAATACCATATAAGCAAGTGGCAAAGTATAGAAGTAATCAAATGCCACCGATTGTATTTCCAACGATCATTTACAATATTGCAAGAAAATACAATGACGCATATGTGTTGATTGAAACGAATAATGTTGGACAACAAGTAGCTGATATTCTCCATTACGATTTGGAGTATGAATATATATACCAGATACAGAGAAGCACATCAAAAGGACAAAGTGTATCGGCAGGATTTAAAAAAGCAGTATCTTTTGGTGTAAAAACCACTACACCAGTTAAAAAAATTGGTTGTGCAAACTTAAAAGCATTGGTTGAGAACGATAGATTATTGATTGAAGATTTTGATACGATATCTGAATTGAACACCTTTGTTAGAGTTCGTGATTCTTATGAAGCCGAAGAGGGTAATAATGACGATATTGTAATGACTCTGGTACTTTTTGCTTGGTTAACCGCACAGAAGTTTTTTAAAGAGGCATCAAATTCTGATATCCGTCAAAGATTATCAGAAGATTTAAACGTAAATATTGAAGAAAGTGTCTCACCAGTAGGCATTTTTGATGATGGATTACAAGAAGAAAAATACTTTGATGGAGATGATATGTGGTCTGTGGTTAAAGATAGAGGCTACAATCCTTCAACTTTGTAAAAGTATAAATATACAATCAAATAGATTATAAATTCCATGAATATAAAAAGGAGAACATAACATGGCTTTTCAATTATCACCAGGAGTTCTCGTCTCCGAAGTAGATTTGACAACAGTTGTTCCTTCTGTTGCGACTACAGTTGGTGGTATTGCCGGTGACTTTCAGTGGGGTCCAGTTAACCAAGAAGTAACTATTGGTAACGAAATCCAACTTGTAAATACATTCGGTAAACCAGATTCAAACACAGCAAATGCATTCTTTACGGCTGCAAATTTCTTATCTTATGGTAACGATTTGCGTGTCGTTAGATCAATTGGAACAAACGGAAGAAATGCTGTATCAAACGGCTCAGCAGTATTAATTGCTAATAATGCCGTATACGAAGCATCATATAGTTCAAATACCAGCACGTTGATCTATGCAAAATATCCAGGGGCTTTAGGTAGTAACCTGAGAATTGCTTTTGCTGATGCA